CAAGAAGTGTGCGGCCAATACCGCCACCGATTTGACTTAAAAGATTTTCGTTATTATCTGCCATTGTTTAGCCTCCTGTGAAGAATGGTGCAAATTTTGACGCAATATCACCAACACCAGCAAGCGCACCACGTCTTTCTGACTCTACTACTGGCGCACCTCCAAATGGGAATGCGCCAGTACCAGCAAGAATTGCCTGTAATTGTGCTAATGGTGCTTGTTGTTCTGCTGTTGCTTGTTGTTGTAAAATTCCACCACCACTTATTAAATCAAGTGCAGTCCTTCTTTCAAGTTCTGTTTGTCTTCCAATTTGACCCAATGCACGGTCTGCGGCAGATTCAAATCCTCTTGCACGCTCTCTCCCAGAAGTTCTTGCAATTTCTTCAAGAATATTTCTTTGTGCCTCTCCCTCTGATACAGCCTGCCTTGTGCCACCAAATCCGCCAGCAGCAGTTGCCCCAGCTCCAATGTCTGAAAGAATGCCTGTTCCTTCTCGTCTAATATCAGCGATGTTTTGTTGAATGACCTGCTCTTCAAATGGGTTTTGAAAAATACCCAACTGTGCTTGAAATTGCTCTTGTGTTAATGGGCTAACTGGCTGACCAAGCTGTTCTATTCCTGTTAACTGTTGTTGCGTTAGTGGAGAAGGTGCAAATGTACCTACGGGCAATGCTTGAATGCCTGATACACCAGTTTGTAATGCTTGCTGTGCAAATTCAGGTGCTTGTTGAAATGGTGTTGCCTCACCTACAACCTGTGTTTGTGGCTTGCCACCAAATAAGTTACCAAATATTTTAGACATTATACCTCACAAAAAATATGCGTTTGTTTTTCATCTGCAACAACAAAACCTTGCTCTTGCAACCTTTTTATATACTTTGGAATACCTATTGATGAATATATAAGACTGAAACCATTTTCTTTAGACCAAGACTTAACTGACGAAATTAATTGTTTTAAGCAGTCGTCTTTTTCTTGTTTGCTGGCATCTGGATTTGAAACTACAAACTCAAAAACACAAATGCTGCTATCTGTCTTATATACGAATCCAGCACAAGTTGGTTTTCCGTCTGCCTCCACAATAAATCCTGTCTTTGGTAGATGTTCAATCTTAGGAGGGAATGAACCATGAACACGCCACCATTGGTTTATAATAACATAATGTTTATCAACTTCAAAGTCTATTGTTACCACGCTGTGTCTAATAATATTCTACTCCATTTTAAAGTTCCAGCAACATCAACTAATCTATATTCATAAGTTCCGTCAGTTGACCAATCCCCCTCAACATCAGTTGCAACAACATCTGTTGCGCTAGACGGTATCTTATCAACTGTTCTTCCTGACAATAACTTGTTTTTTAAGTTTGTAAAGTCAGGAACATCTTCAAGCTCACGCAAACGTGCAACCTCTTTAAGCCAATTAACAACTACATTGATATCTTTTGTGTCTGTTAATACTGGATATGTTGTTTTAGCCATTATTCAAGTGCGCTTTCTTGTACTCTTTCAGCCCAAGAGCCAGCCCTCCAGAATTGACCAAGAACATCACCCTGAATATTGTATTGCCAGTATCTTGTTGTGTTTGTAAATGAAACAAGGTTTGTATCTGGTTCTATCACAAATGTATTAACAGTGGTTGGTGGAACTTGTGGATAATCCTTTACGTTCATCTCAACAGTAATGTCTCCAGTTGTTTGAATACTATCTGGGATTAGACCGCCAATATCAACTGTTGCAGTTCCAGCATTAAAAAATGGTGTTGTTAGTGTAAATCCCATAGATGAACCATTATCATCTGTTCCATTCTCATGTCTATAGAAATTGCCGTTTATATCCGCAAGCCTTGGAAAATCACCAAGAACATTGGGATATTCTGCCGCTGTTCTATCAAGTGTATCTGGTGTCCATGTATTATCAATTATATTAAATCTTGCGATTCTATCAGGTTCATTGCTTCCTGATGAAGGGTAATGCCACCATATTTCATTAAATTTTTCATTAAACCAGCAAAATATCTTACTCTCCTGTGCAAATTCAATATCTTCATATACATACTTTTTAAGTGTTGTTTGATTTGTTGTATTGCTTGGTATAATTTCAACATTACCGCCCCTGTAAAAATAGAAGTTATCTCTTCCCATCCAGTAAGCAATACCGTTAATAACAATCCTTGCGTTTTGACCAATTAGGCCACGACCTTCATCAAGAAGTTTTGTTTCCCATACAAAAGGCTTATCAATATATCTGAAAGTCCATACCTGTTCTTTTGTGAATAATAAGTTAGACCCACGAAGTGCTGCATGTGATATAAAGCCAGAAGCTTTTTCAATATCATCTTCACCAGCCCTGTTTTGTGCTGTTGGTGTCCAAGTTGTTATGTTTCCTTGGTCACACCACTTTATTCTATTGCCAACATTATCAGCACCAAGAGTAATAAGTATGTTATCACTTACAAAATTATAAACTGCATCTGTTGGAGAGTTTGTTATTACTGCTGGCAATGTATCTGGGTCGCCATCCCATGAATATATAGTTCCATCAACATTATGTGTGATGATAATTAAATTTCCAAATCTATCAAAAGACCATACTCTTGCAGGTGTTGGAGATGTTGCACTTTTAGCAACACCATATAATCCCGCACCATAAAGACCAAATCCATATCCACTACCAGTTGTTGAATCACAAAGACCAGATTCAATTTCATCGCTTATTTCCCAAGCAAGGCTGTTAACTGTAACAGATGATGTTGAAAATTCAGTTGTTGCTATATTGTACTGTAATGTTGTTACATTTTTAACATTATGATTACCGTTAATTGCGGTTGTTGGTATGCCACCAACTGCGACAAGTGCGCCACTAATATTAATATTGTCACCTTCTAAATAATCATTGGCTTCTTCAATAACAAGAATCCTGCTTGCTCTTACAACAGAAGCCCCACCGCCAGAACCAGTCGATGTTGCATTTGTTGATACTGTGATATCATATGTATTGGTAGTCACATTACCAATTGAAAATTCAGTATTTAATTCTATTGCTGGTATGCCATTAACAGCGGTTGATCCAGTTATTTTAACAGCATCACCACTTTGTAGTATATGAGCTGTATCTGTAATCGTAACAGTTGTGCTTCCAAGCGTTGTTGCAAATGGGTCGTTTGCAAGTGTTCCGTAAAATGTAGACACGTCTCCGTTATATGTTGTAGCTGATGGGTTTAATGGTGTGATGTTATCAAAAACACTTCCTTGAATACTGTATAAATTTGTATTTGTACCAATAATATAATTAATATTGCCATTAAGAACATAGCTATACACATTTCTTGTGCATCCATTTATTGAGAATATACTGTTTAAATTTTGTATGTTCCATCCACCAATCTTTTCTGGCAAGCCATCAACAAATCTTATTTTATCAGAAAAAACAAAATGTTGCGTTGATTGCGGTGTGAAGTCTGTTGTCGGACTAACACCTCCGGCTATTTGTATGGGTCTGTGGACATATGCCATTTTATAACATCTCCAATGACGCCCTTAATGCCAGCCTTAACATTTCTTTTTCCTCATAAATTGGTTGCTGAAATGATGAGAATGTAAGACCATTATGTATAATCGCATCCTCAACATCACGTCTTAATCCTCTATCAAGTTCGATAAGCCTTTCTAGTTTAGGACTGTTATTGGCTACTTCAATATTCCTTGATTCAAAGAAAGGTAGCAAGTCGTCATCGGTAGGTTCTTGTTCAGTTAAACTCCACTTAGTAATAAAGGTATTCCCGTCATGGTTTTCTAGTTTGTAATCAACTTCTGCTACAGTGTCTAATTTACCTAAGTTTTCAAGGTATTTTTGTATTGTGTCTGCTCCGTAATTCATTATATTACCCTATTAAATGCGCTCTGAACTTAGAGCGTCTAGGCACTGAGCCTGATATGTTTTTGTTTGATCCCGTTCCTTGTGCTACAAATATTTCTGTATGGTCTGTTGTTCCATTCATTTCTAGCGTGGTTGAAATAGTCCCGTATATTCCTGCTGTACCAGAAGACACCAATACCGCCTCCTCAACTCTAGTTCCATTTTTATAAATCATGATCTGAACGGTTGCCTGATCTGTATTTGTAATCATCTCTAGAAATACAGTTACATCGTATTTTCCGGGATTACTGGGGGTATACCTAAATAGAGTTGTGTCGTAATCAGAGTCGGGATCAAAGCTTTCTGTATTAAATGCTACCTTTGTATTGGTAGCGGTCGCTATACTTTGGTCAGACCCCAAATATGCCTGAAATCCGTGAAACTCCCCCCCAGCAAAATCAGCAATACTTTGAGCTGTATAAGTTTTAAGATTGCCAGAATCATCTACATCTTGCCCTAATATCTTATCTGTTGGGGCTACCGTGGCGGTTGGGATTGTTGCACCATCAAGTGCTTCTATTACGTTAGCTTCGGTTGTAATATCAGCAATAATAGAAGACCATGATGTTCCATCACATGTAACCTTTGCAAAGGTTCTAGTTGTTACGGTTGTAACACCATCAATTTCCTCTATTCCATCTGGGTCTATTGTAAAAGTATTGGCTGCATCGGTTACTTTAAAATAAACTGTATATCCAGCAAAAACGTCTCCAACGGCAGGGAGATTTGCGACAACAGCACCAGCAGAAGTATCAACAAGGAATAAATTATTAAAATCTGCTGCAACAACACTAAATGTTGCTGTTTTGTCTTGAGTTACATTCGGAAGTTGAACATCAAGCTGATCAGCGTTTGTGTTCCATTGTCCACCCCATAGGTCTGCATCAACAGGATCTCCTACTGACGGTTTTATATATCCAAGTTTTGTTGTATTTGTAGCCATGTTATGCCCTTGTGTCTGTTATTGCATTTAAAGCTGTTTGATTTACAGCCGTCCTTATATCTTCAATAATATGTGATTCTCCCTTTGAGCCATCACCATTTGTAGTAGAACTGTTTAAATATATCCATCTGTCTGCTGCATTGTTTGCTAATGTTAAAATATCAGCAATATTTGATGTTGTAAGTGTTTCACCATCTATTGTTTCAACAACATATGGTTTTGATGCTGATAGGCTTGTTGGATTATCCAATAAATATTCATAATCTTCATAATAACCATTCGCTATCTTTTTAGATAAAAAAACTATTTTACCAGAAATCCATGCTTCAACACCAATACCAACAAGTTCACGTGTTTTATTTTCAACCTCTTCAGCTCTTGCCTCTTTATTTGAAAACAAAGTACCTGTTACGGCATTGTCAACGGCATTATCAACATCAACCTGAACACCAGTTGATGTATCTATTGTCAAATTACCATTTGGAAATATGGTATATATAGCATCACTTACACCTTCATCTTCAAGAGCAAGCCCAAGAGATTCTGGTATATCTATTGTTTTGTCTGTGTAATTAAATGTCGTCATGCTATTCTTCTAACACTTATTGTTATATCAGATACAGAAACAACTGCACCACCTCCGCCACGCTTGCCAAAATCAATATCAAATTGGTGTGAGCCAGCGGTTAATGTTTCTATTTTCCTGAACTTAAAATGCTCATTATTACTGTTATCTTTTGGTTCAAGTTCAAATTCGCTTGTAAATGGTGAAACACTATCTATAAGCATGTCAATTGTAACACTTCTGTTATTTGTTGTCACGTCACAAAACCCATTAACTATAATTTCATAACTACCGCCATTAACAATCTGTACAAGTGACAACGCTGTAATAGGGGTTATGTCATAATCTGATGTTGTAGACGTTACACCAAAGGATTCTGCTGAATAATATTCATAAACAAAGGGTGCGTTATCTGTTGGTGCAACAGTTTTCTCAATCATAGGATTAATTCTATATGTAAAATATGGTGGCGTTACAAAATCTTTACCTTTTAACTTCATAGGTTCTTCATCTACATCACCATTAAAACCAAATATATCTACTGCATATTGATCCCCGCTATCCATAATTAACTCGTTAGGAAATGAGAATGTATTGTCACCAATAACAATGTCAGCTACAAAGAAGTTTGGCATTAAGTCTTTTTGTGGGTTGCTTACATTCCTAAATTCAAACAATATGCCAGACTTTGCCTCAACTACTTTTATAGTAAACGATACAAACTCTGCATCACCGTCTATGTTAAAAAATCTTAATCCAAGATCATTACTGTCAAGTGTGGCACTATCATCAAGTTGTGGGTCTGAGCCGTCTTGCTCTACTCCTGCATATCTATATTTTAGCAATGTGTCAGTATTAAATCTCGTCTCTGCTGGAAGTTTGCCGAATGAATTTATCTTCACATCATCAGTATTAGGCATATTTGTTTGAAACCAATCACGAGAGAACAATAAGAGGAATGGGTAAAAGAAAAGACCAAGGCCAAGATTTAAGAATTGTCCTTTAATTGGTAGAACTGCATTATTTGTTTGTACAGTTCCTCTGAATAACTCTCCACTACGTCCAAAGTTTACAAGAGCATTTGGTGGATTGCTTTCCTGACCTGCAGGAATTGGTGGTATTGGAAGTATGTTTTCACCCGCAACGACACTATAACCAGCACCCTTTGCAAACGCATCATCATTATGTGACTTCCACACAACAAACCATGTTGCACCAAAGTCTGGTGAACGCTCAACAATTACTCGTACATTATCAAGTGCGGCCGCAAATCTAAAATTTACCTTTTCAACAAACAAATCTGTCTCTGTAACGTATGGGAATGTTATTGATTTAGTAGTATTTGTCAGGCTATCATCAAGAAAGTTTTCTTGCCATCTTGAAGGTACAAGCGTCACCCTTACATTTTGTTGAGTACCGGCAGTATTATCAACCCATTCATCATATGTTCCCCACAAGTGGCTTTGTGAGTAGAACCTAGCCTCATTAAATGCAATTGCATTTGTAGATAAAAACCCACCATTGTCTGTGGCTGTTAAATTATCTCCAACAATAACTGATGATGACGGAACAACTAATGTTTTTGCAGAAATAAGCTCTGTTGCAGTCTCTCTTAATGAACTGTCAATAAAACGGTCAACATCTTTAATCGGGAAGAAGGTATCAGTAGGGTTTAAAATAGCTTCTGCAATACCTGTTCTTGCAAATTCCTCTACTGTGATTTGCACTAAACTTGGAAGTTTGGGAAATGGCTTATTATCAACAATAGTAACTCTATCAGTTAAATCAACTGAAGAAATAATATCAAACCTGCCAATATCACCTGTTTTTAATATAGACATATCTACATGCCAGAATCATAGTAACCATCGCCTGAAATGTCATCTGTTGATAACATGCCAGTAGCAAGTCGTCTTCGTGTCTCCCGTAAAATACTTCTTTTTTCAATCTCTGCCCGTTGATCATACTTATCAGCACGAGCAAAATCGTTTTTATAATCACGCAACAAATCTGCAAGCGTTTTATATTCAATTAATCTCACAGCATTAATTGAAAATATATTTGTATCTCCATCGCTAACAAGATCAACAGCCCTCTTCCTGTACTCAAGATTTACAACATATGCCTGATCTGGTATAGGGTAAACCTCAAATTGACCATTTCTATATGTGTAGATGTAAGGGCGTGTGCTTTGGAATGTGTTAAAAATAGTATCATATTCTAGTGGGTGAACATGTTTAAGGGAGCATCTAAACTCTCCATCAATTAATACGACCGCATTGGGGTCTCTCTGTTCTTTAAAATCTGTGGGGATGTTTGGTATAACTGGGTCGCCAATTGTTAGTATAATGGCCGCTGTGTCTTCCATGAACCAAAAGTATTCGTTCTCGTAGAATTCAATTGTAGAATTAATCTGGGCGTCCACCTGCGAAGTATCTGGTCTGGTAGGTGTAGTAACATCGTACTTACCTAATATAGTAGACCGAAGCTCCGCAAGTGTAGCCATCAGATTTTACCTCCCTAAAGGTCGTATGATAGGGCGGCGATTACTGTAATGTCACCTAATGTGGTAGTAACAGCAGCTCGTGTTGTAACTGAGATGTAACCATCTTCAGGTGCAACAAAGCTAATTCCTGTTAGCAAACCATCATCAATAGGCCATACACGTGAACCAGCATCTTGAGCAATATCTAAATTGTCAAAGAATGCGTTGTCATCTTCTCCTGTTGTGTTGTCCAAAAGGAAACCAACATCAAGAAGAACTACCGTTCCTGTGTCCAAATCATCAGATGTGATTGATAGTCCAACAAGGGAAGCCCCTTTTTGAATACGAATCATACCAATATTTGTATCAGCAGCAGCGGCAGCAGGTATTGAAGCAATTGCCTTCTGAACGAAAACGCCACCATCGACATGGCGTTTCGCTTCAAAAGGATTAGCAGCAACATCACTTAGAATTGTAGGTGTAGTCATAGTATTACCCTTTCTTAGCTTGTATGCGGTGCAGCATAGGTTGAAATTACGATAGATCCTAGGTCTTCACCTTGGAATACTACCTTCTTAGCACCATAGATCATGCGTCCTTCAATACCCTTGCAGTATTCGTAGTCATCAAGGTCTTCAAAGAACTTAAATGGTACGCTCATGTCTTGGCCGTTAACTTGACCTGACAAAGTGCCGGGGAATTTTGAGGCGAAAGCAAGAGCTTCACGTCCACAAAGAACCGCACGTCTTACGTTTGCGATTGGTGCAGATGTTGAACTATTAACACCTTGAGCAACACGGAAAGAGTTGTAAATAAATACATTTCCATATTTTCCAATTGGCTTAACAGAGTAGTGGTTAGCTCCACGGATAACGTTTCCGTCAATCTGACCACCTTGCATTGCTGCAAGCTCGTTAGTGTACCATTGGATAGCACCTGTAGTGTCACGCTTCAAGTCTGTCACTTGTGGTGGTGAAAGGTACAAATCGAAAGATTCACCTTCAAGTGGCTCTGCGTGTGGGTACGTGTTCATTAGTGTTTCAACAGCAGCATCAACAAGATCCAAAGTAAAAGTATCGGAAGATGTTATTGCTTGGTCTGTTGCACGACTAGCGGCACGAATGATGCGGTTAGCTGTAGGTGCAGCAATGCTGTTGTTACCAAGAACAATAGCAAGCTTTGCGCCTGTATAAACAGCACCATCAACAGTAATTGATGTTGCATTGTTACCCGCAAGTTGGTTAAGAACAGATGCGTCAACCCGTGATGCGTGCCATTTAGCAAGCAAGTCACGTGAACGCTCTTCAAAATTAACGAGCGTACGTTTTTGTTCGATTGTGTCATCGTTAGGATTAAGAACACCGTGACGAACAACATTCAAAGCCATTTGGAATGCTCCGTTGTCAAGTGCTTCTTCATTACCTTTTAGTGTACTTCCTTCGCCGACGCCGAGACCTGTAAGGATTCCTGTGCGATTAAGTGTTACTTCATCACCCTTTTGAGAACCCATAAGCTCGTCAACTTCAAAGATAGTACCACGGTTAGCCATATGACCGAAAACTGATCCCTTGATCATTGTTGCAAATGCTTTTGCAGAATATAGTTTTACGGTTAAGGCATTACCAGTTAACATACTAGTTTTAGCCATTTTATTTACCTTTTTGTTACAAATTAAAATAACGTAAGAGCCAATCTCTTAAGTCATCTATATCTCTGTTCAAGCTATTTTTACAACCCAGCGTGGGCGAGTAGAGAAGTTATATATTTTATTATTATTTGCAAGTGATTAAACAGGCGCACTGTCGCCAACCATTAGTATATATAAAAAACCCCACCTTTGCAAGTGGGGCTTAATATTATTTTTTAGACTATGCCGTTTTCAGCGTTTTCAATCGCTTGTGCAAAGTCTTCTGGTGTTGCCTCAAGGATTGATTTAGAAACAATAGATGAAGCTGTCACGGACTGACCCGGCTCTGCATCGGCACTACCAATTAGCGATGCACTCTTCTTCATGTTCTTGTTTAGTTTCTTAACGCTTGGCTTGGCAGGTTTACTCTTGCCATCAAATCCATATGCCTTAGCCATATTAAATACTGCCTCTGCTGGATTCTTGTTTGTTTCAGCAATACGTCTAAACAGATTAAGCTTCTCGTTATCAAGATGCTGATTAATCTGTTCATCAGTTGCAGTTGGGTATTGAAACTTAATAAGACTTGCTTCCTTCTCTCTCACAAATGACAAAGCATCATCATAATCTTTGTTGGTTGATTTGTATCGGCTCTCAAGAATATCAATCCCCCTCTGCTCGTTCTGCATCTTAATGGCAACATTTTGCTCTTGTGTTGCAGTTGCTAGCGTTTGAATCTGTTCGCCCTGCTGTGCAATCTTCCATGTGTTCCACTCATCAGGGTATAGATCCTTGTCTGGCTCTGCTGGTGCTGTGACAGCCTCAGGTGCTTGATTCTTCTGCATGGCTTCATAGTAGCCCTCTGTCTTAGCTTGACGCTCAAGAATGCCCTGAAGTTGCTCTTGCAGCTTCTCACGTTCAGCCGTTTCTTTTTTCCTGCCTTTTTCAGCAGCCTTAAGCTTATGGCGCATGTTAGCCCAAGCCTTATTCTCTTTTGGGGATAGTCCGAGATCTTCTTCTTCTTCGTCAGATTCTTCTTCTGGTTCATCGGCTTCTTCTTCAGCCGCTTCCTCTTCTGATTCCTCTTCGACCTCTTCAGCTTCTTCTATTGCTGGTTCAACAACTTCTTCTGCTGTTGTGTCTTCTTGTGTTTCTTCTGCTGCAACTTCTTTTTCCATTTCGTCAATTGCATCGTATATATTCTTGTTTTTCATTGTAGTCTCCTTTTAGCCCAAGGGCGGGCTGTTATTATATATTAACGGTTACGTTTCCTGCTGGGGCGGCTTTTAATACCTCGTTCTCAACAGCCTTTTGTTCAGCCTCACCTAATAGTTTGGCTGTATTAGCACGGGTTTCATCAGCCTGTGCCAAAACATCTTCCACACCAGCCCTGCTCTTCTCTGCATCAGCGAGAGATTTTGCAGTTGCGGCTTTGTTTGCCTCAATAAGTGATTGATTAAGTGCGGATTCAAGTTGTGCGGCCTGCTCTGCCTTTTGTGCAGTAGCTTGCTGTTGCTCTGAATCTGGTGTGATTCTATCTATAATTGTTTGTTTGTCACTTTGTTTAATAGGTAGATAAGGAACAACAACATCATATACATTATTTCCAAATTGTGCTTGTGAGTCTGCGAACTTAACCATAACATCTAATGTTTCTTGTTTTTGCTGTGGTGTTGTAGGTGCTTCACCAACGTCAAGATCATACTCATCAAGAATTTTATTCTCATCAAGAACTTCATAACGTCTTGCACCATCTTCACCTATGATTGAAACAAGGCGATTCTGTGAGTTTTCAGCAAGCATCTTAATAAATGTAATCATCAAGCGTGCATGTTCTAATTGGTATAATGAAATACTATCGAAGTAATCAGCCAATGTTGCAATCACCTGATCAATACGCTGTTTCTCTAGTAGTGCTGATACTTGTTTGTTTGCAGACGCACCCATGAACTCTCTGTTAAGGCCAGTTACATCAAACATAGAGTTTTCCGCTGCAAGATAGATGTTATCATACCCATTGGGTAAGCTTGCTTGTGCCTTAGGCTGTATCTTGTTACCAGACAATGCCCCATCTCTTACTGCAACTGCTGCCTTTGTTGTGGCATAAGCCTGCTCAAATGCTCTTGGATCTTCAACTGCCGATTCCTCATAAAGAACGCCTGCCTTTGATGTTGATGCAATAACGAACAGCATCTCTGTCAAAGCCTTTGTTGCATATCTCGCTGGCTCTTTAAGTCCTTGAACAAGTCCATACCAAAGCTTTCTGATAGGGTCATATGTTCCAGTTTTAAACTTAATGCTGAATCCTTGTTGGTGTGGTGATTTAAACTTCTGAAATATTTTAGTACCAGATATGATTGCTGTGTAATACACTTTCTTTCTGAACTCTTGAACTTCTTCTATCTCAACGCCAAGCTCTTTAAACAACAGCATGATGTCTTTTTTAACCGTCTTGTTCATAACAAGAAAATCTGAGAACGGATCGAACTCAAATATGTCATCTATCTCGTCATCATTTGAAGCTTCAAGTCTGTTCTCTTTAACTCTATTCATGGCAGTTGCAACAAATTCTTTGCGGAATGGGTCTTCCATATCAAACAATGGGTTTGGTGTTCTGAAATATGTCTCTAGGTCATAGTATTGGTAACAATAAACTTCAACAAGGTCTGTCTGTTTCCTACCGCCACGGATGCTGTAGTTTCTACCGTTTCTGCTCTTGTTGAAATACTCAACACCTTCGGGATCGTTGTATAACTCAAAGTCCTGCTTGTCGCTTCCTTTAAATCTCTTCAAGGCTTCTTGTATTGTGAAAACTTTGCGCCTGTAAACAAATCTAGCATCCATTAAGTTTGGCTCTATTGCGTTAATATCCCAGTAGATATCATTGAACCGTACATTCTCACCCTTTGCTTTTCCATCTGGGTTCTCGTCATAAACTATGTTTGTGTCTATTGCTGAGTATCCTGTGATAAGCATATCTCTATCTTGGCGGGTCTCTAAGAAATCGAAGTTTCCTTCAGCTCGTGCATAGTCTGAGATACCATTCATATATTCAGAGGCAAGCTGCTGTGCTTCATTTTGCAACATACGTGCTTGATAGTCAGGTTTACGGCGCAATTGAATTGCAAGACCCGTTACAGCATCAACAAATGGTTTAACCTTATTGAAAACAACAGTACGCTTTGCTTCTTTGTCCTGAACGTTACCAACGTAACAAGCTTTGTCACCTGCATGAAATTTATATGCTTCTGCCGCAAGATTATGCTGAGAGGCAAGACCGGTCTCGGACTCACCTTTTCTTTTGTTCCACTCTAATAGTAATTTATTGTCGTTTAAAATTGGCATATTTTTTTTGTTACCATGTCATAAAATCATCGTCATTAAAACCATCTTCAAGCCTGTCTGCTAAACTTTCACCAGATTGTAAGTGGACAATATTAACTTTGGGGAATTGTGCGTATAACTTCTCGTCAACAATTCTTCCAAAGCCATCTAACATGTCATCGTGACGACCAACTGGGAAGGTCATCAGTTCTTCTTCTATAAATATTTCCGTCAATTCTTTTTCTTCGCCATTTATTGTATTATAAAAACAAGTCTGTGGCAAGTAGATGCGTCCAGATTCCCAAATAGGAATAATTCTTCTTATTCTATCTTCTTTAGATAGTTTACCACCAAGTTCGATAAGTGGGAAGCGGTAGTTTAAATTCTTCTGTGCTTTGTCTATGTAGAATGAGTCGCTTTGAATACCATATTGTTCACATCCAACAGTCGGAGGCTTGCCACTCTTCTTGTTCCACTTCATATGTAAATCAATTAACGTCTTAACTCTTTCTGTTGGGTTAAGCCTGTCTCTTATTGCATCAAGCAAGTAGTAGTTATTATCAGAAGCAAGGCCGATAACCATCATGGCTGTGTAGTCTGGGTCTGTGTTAACTTTGTTCTTCTTTGCATTGGCTGGGTCATACAAGATATAGATATTCATTCCAACGCATGAGAAATCTTTTGAGTTGTTATTGTAGAATTGGATATGTCTCTTCTTAAACTCTCCTCCACCAACAGGTGCAGGGCTTTGTTGATACTGTCCAGAGAAGCCATAAGCACCAAGGTCTCTCATCTTCTCGTCTAATACATCAGCACCAAGCCTTGACTCGTGAAGATACTCATCCTTTTCACACTCCCATGTCTTGCCTCTTATCTCGATGAATGTCTTCTTATAGAATTGCGCTGGGAGAATAAGGTTGTGCCACCCGCCCTTCTCAATCAAGTGACCAGACGGATCATCTTCATGCAGTCTTTGCATAATAAGAACAACACGTGATTTACCCGGCTCGTTCATCCTTGTTAGAAATGCGTTATCGATCCAGAAGTTTGTTGATTCCCTAACAGTCTGTGACATTGCCTCATCGGCCTTAATGGGGTCATCAAGTATAAGGAAGTCAGCACCATCACCAAGAATAGAACCACCAACAGACGTTGCTTTACGGAATCCCCTATTGACAGTTTGAAACATATTCTTTTCGTTCTGATCTTTTGATATAACTGTTTGCGGGAAAGCCCTCCTGTATATCTCGCTTTCCATAATGAACCTTGTGTCCATACTGTGGCGTTTTGAAAGAGTTGAAGAGTAAGAGGCACATATAATGTTTCGTGTTGGATCTCTGCCAAGTAGCCATGCAGGCCATGCAATTGTGGTTGAGATTGACTTCATAGCCCTTGGGGGCATATTAATATTTAAGCGTTTAATGTCACCAGCCTCAACAGCGGCCAAGTGTTCAACAATACAATCAATATGCCAGTTAGACTGATACTCAACGCCCGGCGATACAATACTGAAAGCCTCTTCAGTAAAAGCTAGCTGATCGTTTGCTATAATTGATGCGTATTCTTCTTCTGTAAAATCCACTTACTTGATATGTAACTTTTTCTTTACAAATCTTACAAGACGTTTAATAGGAGTGTTCTCAAGAACTGAAATTCTATGGTTTTGAACTTCAACTCTATCAGCTAAATTACCAATACGCTCTTCAATTAATGTTAGTCTATCTTTACTTTTTGCCATTTTCTTTTCCTTTTTGTGCTTCTTCTAGTCTTTTATTATAAACATGTGCTGGCATTCTGAACAACGAATCAACGTTGGACTTCTTGATAATGTCCTGATACTTGTCATCGCCATGATCATATGCAAGAACTAGAAATTCACGTGCATCATCCATTGCTAGGTTTTTGTAACCAGTAATACCGAACACGCTACCATCTACCATCTTAATCATTGTGGCTTCTGGTACATGCTTTTCTTCAGGTGTTTCATCCGCCACCTCTTCTGGTGTTACTACTTCTTCAGCTAACAATTCTTTGCGCTTCTTAACAGCTTTTTTTGCCATATCTGCCGCACGTTCCTTTATTTTTCGTTCGTTAGCTTCTCTTTCAAGGTCTTTTGTTGGTATAGTCATTACTTTTCTTCCTTTACTCTGTTTTTAAATCGTTCCAATATTGCTTCTTGCGCTTCAGATGGTTTGAACTCATGCAAGCTCTCTATCTTCTGCACATCAAGCCCTTCAAGCTTTGATATTCCAGCTATCGCACCATTCGCACCAGCCACTTGGCCGGTCTGGCGTGCTAGCTTTAAATTTTCCACATATTCCTCAACAAGCTTTTCCTTTGTCCAAACACGTATCTCATCTTCTTTGGCTTCCAGCTCTGCTATATAAGAC